CCTCAACTACCTAATTGAGGCTCAAGCGTCACTAACTAGTTCAGTTAGGGACATCTCGCTAACCCAGCGGACTCTCGTCCGCCACTTACCCTCCGCTACGTTCCCTACATATCCGCGGGGATCTGGGTTTGACGGTTCATTAGAAGAGTGATCTCCTAAATAATCATCAAACCTTCGACCCCTCTGGTGTTTCGGGAACCTACGGAGTTTATACGCGTACATCGCGTCCTCTCGTGCCGGATGCAATCGAGGCACGAAGACTAAAACACGGCAAAGGTAACCGTGGTTCTTGTCTAGCGTGAATTCGCTGAGGGGGCGCAAGAAGCCGTCATCTCCGAGAGCCCCATAAGGGATCTTAGGAAATGGACGCAAGGGATAGCTATTAGCTAACTCTTGTGCCGCCTTTCTGATAAGCAACATACCAGAAGGGAGGCGACTTGCCAACCTGATCAAGCGGTTGTGTGCACGTATAATCTCAGAAGGATGTTTTACAACTTCCTTCTGGTAAACAGGAGTAACATCGCGAGCTCTGTGGAAATGCTTCCCACAGGACTCGAAGAAGTTACCGCCTATGTGAGACTTATCAGGGTTAACCGTGAAACCGCAGGATTGTAGCATTTCTACTACTTCTTCCGCGGCCCACTGGGGAACAATGATATCATCTCCATAGACATGAACCCTGTCTACGCTACCAGGCCTCAACTTAAGGCCTTCATCAACGACTGAACGAGCAATCGCCCAGAAGATGATGGTTTCTAGATCGAAACAGAACGCGTTACCCATGGAAGCGAACTTTTCAGTTCGAATCCACTCTCCGTCTACCAGAGTTTCTGGCGAACGAAGAGAATCTAGGTAAAGCGCCCAATCGATCGGTAGCAGGTGGTAAACAAGTTCGCGAGAAATGGTATCGCTAGCCGCACTTAGATCTAGTGTGGCCAAACCTTCTAGGTACGCATCCTGCGCACCTAGTTGGTTCGTGTCTTGTTTAGACAAATCGATACCAACGCGCTTCAACCGAGTGGACAAATAGCTGTGAACGCCCTGCTGCAAGAAACTATTCGCAGTTGGCTCTGCAGCTATAGCCCGATCGGTTTTAGCGCTCTTCGGCACAGTCAGGAACCGTGAGCCCCTAACAAACTTAAACCATTTGCTAGAAGGCACAAGGGAGAACGGCGCTTCTGGAAGAATGTCCAGAAAGACCGAACTCCAATGTGGATCCGACTGCAAAACCGCACGAAAGTACGGAAATGCAGATTCTGTGACGGAGATTGCTTGAGAGATCTTGTTGTCTGGCGTGGCTTGTCGACGATCAAAATCGAACGTCGCGCCAGGACCCCACTTGCAATCAGAAAGCGTACGAGAAACATCCAGAGGTCCGAGGAGATGAGCAATTTTACGCTGCGTCCTGAATAGGACAGTTTCAGCGCGTCCGGAAAACGGACGTTGCTTATACTCTCTAAACTTCTGGTTAGTCTCTCTGCACTTCTGTTCGGCAGATCTCCATTTGCCGAGCGCGACCTCGCGAGTGTCAATCGACGTTTTAAGCCCCTTGTACTTTGAAAGGTACTCAGTGACGAAATAGTCGAGTTGGTACTCGTCGGTGTCGTTGTTTGCAACGTCCACAGGAGGAAGATTCAATAATTCCTCCGGGCTATGCTTAAAGCATAGCCATGTGGCTAGGGACCTAGGAGTGTCGATCTTCTCGCAAAGAGAGAGCACAACTCTCTCGAACACATCACTGTGCATGCGGGATTTCATCTAGCTCCTTAGGATGTTAGTACGGCACGAGAAGCGTCTCCACGAGCGAAACGTTTTGCGTCTCGTTCAGGAGGTTGTAAACCATCTTGCGGATATCCTTTCGGTTCTGCAAGGTGGCCCGCTCCGGAATCACGTACTCAACAAAGCATCTGCTGATGTACGAGACAGTCGGCGCAGGAGGAATTCCGGTGACCGTATTGGTCCCCAGAGTCTCCAACACCGGCTGATGCATGCCGATCTTCATCCGGAAAGTGCGTTGAGCCGTCGACTGCCCGGTCTGCGCCTGGTCAGGGCGTTTCAGCTGAAGGCTGATACGCCAATAACCGTTCGCAGAAGCCTGGGATTGGTCTTCGAACCAAAACACACCCTCCTTGTCCGGCCCGAGGGGTACAAAGGTGTGGTTTACAGGGGTCGCCTGTGCGTCCGCGAGGACGATGTTGCTAGCAGCCATGAGATTCCTCTCATACGGATACCTACAAGGTATCCTGGTTCGCTACCACAGGATTGTGGTAACGTCTGACATGCAGCCGTATAGGAAACGATCCCTATACTCTGCAACAGTGACGTTCTCTCTAGCCAAACCCTGCCGGGACGTTCCTTCCGGAACTACCCGGATTTGGGGGCTCTGGCCTCGGATTACGCTTTCCTGCGGGTAACAACTGCCGCAGTAGAGCTGCAGCCGAGAAGAGTTGGCCACTGCTCAAGTCAACGTTGAACGTTGGCTTGCGAGGGAACGGGTAAGCGGAGAGGCGGCGGCGGAAAAACTCGATGTGTTTGAGCTTTCCTTTCGCCTCTGGGATCGAGTGTCTTACCCCGTTGACAACTTGGTCGTAATTGGCCACGAAGTCATCGAGTTCGACACGCCGAATCTCAGATACGTACCCGGAATAGAAAGTTGTGTTGTATAACAACGCAGTCTCCATATTCCTAAGGTACGAGCCTACATCGAATACCCAATCAACGACGAAGGAGTAAGGTATTAACTCCCAACCAATGCTTAACGGGCTCATCGACATCCAGCGATCAAGCCGGAACGCCGATGGAGGAATCTGGAGTATTAATCCGATCCTGCAAC